ACATCTACGCAATGACTATTTGATAGTTGGTGGAGTATTAGACAACGTATGTAACAGTGCTTGCCTTACCTGTAACGCAGAGCATAGCACTAAGATTGGTGGCCTAACTAGTAAAAAATATATTAAAATTAATAATGCTGATAGATTCTGGGCATTACCATTAGATCGTATTGTACATTTAGACATCAACGGTGGCGAACCTAGCTATAGTAAAAACTATAAATATATCTTGGCTAATTTGCCTAAAAATGTTAAGTCTGTAAGGCTTAATACAAATTGCAATTCTGTTTTAGAAGAACTATGGACATTAAGTGAACGTGGAGTCCATGTTACAGTCACAGTCAGTTTAGACGGTGTTGGCCCTGTGCATGATCTTGTGCGTTGGCCAATTACCTGGGATAAATTTTATAAGAATTTACAGCGTTATATGGAAATGCCAGTCAAGTTAAATACATGGACTACTGTGAGTGCGTTAAACATAGACGATCTGCCAAATATCATTGAATTTACTAAACAGCATAACTTAGAGCACAGTTATGCTTACCTAACAACACCAAGAGAATTAGCAGTTGAAAATAAAGGAACACCAGAAAATTTGGCATACATACAAGAGCAAAAACGGTTAAGAAACATATGAAAATAGCAATCACAGGTGGCACTGCTGGTATTGGACTAGCACTAGCAAAACAGTTTGAAATCAATGGGCATGAAGTCTTACCATTGAGTCGTCGTAATGGATATAATATACGTAGCCTACCTAAGGTAGCGGCTATGATTGAACCTTGTGACATGTTTATTAACAATGCACAGATTGGCTTTGCACAAACAGAATTACTGTTTGAAATATGGAGTCGCTGGGAAGGCCAAGAAAAAACCATAGTAAACATCAGTACACAGATGACTGACATGCAGGTTCCACCTAAGCGTGAATGGGACGAATATATTATACAAAAGAAAGCACTAGAACTAGCAGAGAATCTACTAACAGAACGTAACGTATGGCCACGACAGATAATGATTAGACCTGGTGCAATCGCAACACAATCAGGACAAAATCCACCTGAATATAAAAATGTAGATGATTATGCCCAAGGAGTATACGAGTGGATAATAAAGAATATCTAACTAACCGTGCATTCTGCCCAATGCCATGGACAGGGCTAATGTATAATTTCAATGGTGAAGTAAAAAACTGTATCAGGAGTGCTGAATCTATAGGTAATCTCAGACATAACACCATTGAAGAAATTTTGTTATCAGACAAAAATAAAAAAACACAAAGTGATATGTTAAAAGGTATTCCTGAAACTAGATGCAATCCCTGTTATAGTTTAGAAGGAGCAAAAAATAATTTTGATATCATCAGCGATAGAGTTTTTTATCTAAAAGAATTAAAATCTGTTGATAAATCTACTTACAAAGAAAATACATTTGATCTACATACCATTGATGTACGATGGAGTAATCTTTGTAATTTTGCCTGTGCTTATTGCTATCCAGATTATAGTAGTCGATGGGCTACAGAATTAAACGTAGTTGAGACAGCACCCAATGATGAACAACGCCAACAATTTAAAGAATTTGTGTTTAAACATGCTGCTCAATTAAAACATGTTTATCTGGCAGGAGGTGAACCGCTGCTGATTAAAGAAAATTTTGAATTAGTAACTCTATTGAAACAGGTAAATCCAACAGTTAACCTACGCATCAACACTAATTTAAGTAAGGTAGACACAAAAATATTTGATCTGATATGCACATTCCCTAATGTACATTGGATTGTCAGTGTAGAATCTATAGAACAGGAATATGAATACATACGCTGGGGTGGAGTATGGACAGATTTTTTAGATAATCTGAATATCATCGGCAAATTAAATCATAAAATTAGTTTTAACATGTTGCATTTTTTGTTAAATTATCACTCAATATTTGATTGTATTAAATTTTTAAGATCATTGGGATTCCATGACAATAGTTTTGTTATTGGGCCGCTGGTTAAACCAGATTATCTAAACATTAGACATTTACCAAAAAATATGCTACAATCAGTAGAGCAAGAATTACAAGACTGGATCAATCAAAAACCTGGATTTTTACTTGAAAACGGCCTAGTAAATATGCTACAATACATAAAAACTCCTATAGACAGCAACATTAATTATTGCGTAGATAAGATATCAGAAATGGATCAACGCAGAGGTATTAACAGTAGAGCAGTTTTTGAAAAATTATATAAAGAGATAAATCTTGGCAATTAATAAATTATACATTTCACATGAAAAATATAATTGGATTGATAATTCATCTATACTATTGATCGGTAAAAATATAAATGATGCAATAACAAATACAGAGTTGCAAGATTATCACGCTTCAATAAATGATATCAGTGATAGTAATCTTGAAGCTATTTTTTCAAATGCATTAAGCATACATCTAGTTGAACTTGATAACAAGTTCATTAATGGCTTAGATGGAACAGACAGTAATTTTTGGTTCGCGTATGGAAAACTATTTAAGGAATTAACGAGAGTCAATGATAAAGTTAAAGACTTTGATTGGATTGAAAGATTAAATTTTGATTCATTTGATTTTAATTTTTTATATAAACCACGTATATCACAGCGTCCTGTTTTATGGACCGTAGGTTGTTCGGTGACATATGGTCATGGAATCGATATTAATCAACGATGGGGAGCATTATTGTCTAAAATGGTTGAATTACCTGAAGTATCTCTATCATATCCCGGAACATCTGTAGTTTGGGCGTGTGATCAGATCCTGAGATCAGATATCCAAAAAGATGATATAGTTGTCTTGGGTTTAACTAGCCTAGCCAGATTAGATTATGCAGAAAATTGGCAATTAAAAAGTCTTCCTGCATGCCAATACGATAAAATAAAAAAACCGTTACAATATTGGTCTTTAGAGTATTTTGACAGTCCGACACATATCATGTTAAACATGAGATATATTTTACAAATTATAAATTACTGTAAGAAATTAGGAGCAAAAGTAATAATTGCTAATCTATTAGACATGACTTGGATGCCTATTATATTTAGAAATTGCAAAAATTTTATCGATCTTACGCAAGGATTAAAAACAACAGAATCATTGGAATTTATAGACATGGGTGATGATAATATTCATCCAGGACCTAAGCAACATCAGCACTACGCTGAACAAATATTTAATTTTATTAAGGAAAAACATCATGGCAAAACCGTTTGATATATCAAAATTTAGAAAATCAATCACCAAAAGCATCGAAGGCTTAGGCATTGGCTTTAACGATCCTACAGATTGGATCAGCACTGGCAACTACACATTAAACTATTTACTATCTGGTAATTTTGAAAGAGGTATTCCAATGGGTAAAGTAACTGTATTTGCAGGTGAATCGGGTGCAGGCAAATCATTTATCTGTAGTGGTAATATCGTACGTGGTGCACAAGAGCAAGGCATTTATGTTATCTTGATTGATACAGAAAACGCACTTGATGAAGCATGGTTACACGCACTTGGTGTAGACACTAGCGAAGAAAAACTACTCAAACTTAACATGGCTATGATCGATGATGTAGCTAAAGTTATCAGTGACTTTGTTAAAGAATATCGTACACTACCAGAAGAAGATCGTCCTAAGGTCCTGTTTGTTATAGATAGTTTAGGTATGATGCTAACTCCAACAGACGTTAATCAATTTGAAGCAGGTGAAATGAAAGGTGACATGGGTCGTAAACCTAAAGCACTTACAGCACTTGTTCGTAACTGCGTGAACATGTTTGGTACATTGAATCTTGGATTAGTTTGTACTAATCATACATACGCAAGTCAAGATATGTTTGATCCTGATGACAAGATTTCAGGTGGTCAAGGTTTTATCTACGCGTCGAGTATCGTTGTAGCTATGCGCAAACTTAAACTTAAAACAGACGCTGACGGCAATAAGACCACAACCGTCAACGGTATACGTGCCGCTTGTAAGATTATGAAAACTCGTTATGCCAAGCCTTTTGAGTCCGTTCAAGTAGAGATTCCATATGAAACTGGTATGAGTCCATACAGTGGCTTAACAGACATGTTAGAAGCTAAGAGTTTATTATCAAAAGAAGGCAACAGTTTAGTTTATACCTTTGCTGACAAAACGACTATTAAACAATTCCGCAAAGCGTGGGAACGCAATGAAGATGGTTGTTTAGATAAAGTAATGAAAGAATTATCATCAAATATTAATTTGCTAAGTACTGAGTCAAAAGTAGTTGAAGAAACAGAAGAGGAGACAGCAGAATGAGCATTGAATTAGATATTGCCAGTGAAGTTTGGCTTACTTGTAAAGAGTATATCAATCTTAAAGATCGACAAGCTGCCGCTGATCATGTTATTAGTGTCGCAGCTGATCACAATATCACTGAAAGTGAACTTAAAATCTTTGGTGGCACTGATGCTTATCTAGGTCGTGCTGTTAAAGAGTATCTTGGCGATGAAGAAGATGAAGCAATCGCTGATGAAGAAGATGACGGTAGTGACTACTAGTGGAAAAGAAATATTTTCCTATTAACACTGCAACCGCGTGCAAACTAAAATGGAACTGGAGTACCTTATATCTCAATACAGGTACAACCAGATCATGCCATAGAACTGCGGAAACTGAATTAACTCCAGAAAACTTTCAAGAGTTTCATAATACTGCTCTTAAGATTTCTGATAGGGAAAATATGTTAAACGGGCAATGGCCCACTACTAGTTGTAAATATTGTAAAAATATAGAAGACGCTGGCGGGCACAGTGATAGAATGCTGCATCTAAAAATACCAGGCGCATATCCTAAAGAATTAGATGTAGATCCACAAGCAACACACGTAAGTCCAACTATCTTAGAAGTTTATTTTGACAATGCCTGTAATCTAGGATGTTTATACTGTGATGAAAGTTTAAGTTCTTCTATAGCAGAAGAAAATCGTAAATTTGGTGCTTTTGAATCTTCGGGCATACAGTTATTGCCACTTAAAGAAAAGAATTATAAATCATTGGTTCCATTTTTTTGGGATTGGTTTATTAAACATGGTAATAGTTTGGAACGACTACATCTACTTGGTGGAGAATCATTTTATCAGAAAGAACTAGATAAACTTTTAGACACAATAGAATTAACCCCAATTCCAAATTGTGAGTTTAATATAGTAACCAATTTAATGTATCCATTAGAGAGGTTACAAAAATATTTAGATCGTATAAAGTCTATGGTAGCTAACAGAAAAATAAAACGATTTGACCTAACAGTTAGTATTGACTGCTGGGGACCACAACAAGAATACGTACGATGGGGCTTAGATTTAGAACAATTTACTAAAAACTTTGAATATCTTATCCAACAAAAATGGATAACTATCAATATAAATCAGACTATTAGTGTGTTAACATTAAAAACTATGCCAGACTTAATAGTTAAATTAAATGAATGGAGAAAGGTACATCCAATTGGACACTATATGTCAGAGGTTGCACCACAACCAAGCTATATGAAATTGTCTATTTTTGGCCTAATAGAATTTAAAGAAGATTTTGAAAAGATCCAATCAATGATGCATAATTCTAATGAGCATGATCAAACAGCTAAGTCATATATGCAAGGAATTTTTCAAACCTGTACAGAAAATAATGATCCAACTGAAATTAAAAAATTATTAACATTTCTCAATGAAAAAGATCGAAGAAGAAATACTAATTGGCGTGAACTTTTTCCATGGATAATTAAATACGAGGACTTATGTGGTATTCAAAAGTAGTAGCAAGTTTAGGTAGTATTCCTGATTTCATTCAACACTATGAAAGAGAATTAGATGACGCACGAAAGGAAGTTACGGTCTATGGCAACATAGAAAAGAATCTTGCTGGCCTGCCCGGAATTACAGAACGACGCTTTAATCAATTGCAAGAGATTGAAGCAGTTCTTAATTTCCTTAACATTCAGTTAAGAAAAATACGCAAGAAACACTTCCAAAAGTATCTAGAAGGATATGCTCGTGCGCTGACTAGCCGCGATGCTGAAAAATATGTGGATGGCGAAGACGAAGTTATCGATTTTGAAACTATTATTAATGAAGTAGCACTCTTACGTAACAAATGGCTAGGCATCATGAAGGGATTAGAAAGCAAAAACTTCATGCTTGGACACGTTACACGTTTGAGAACAGCAGGCATGGAGGACGCATCAATTGGCTAGAAAATCAGAAAAAATATTACAACAACTACGTGGATATGAAAGTTTTTTAGGTAGCTTAAGAACTATATGTGACATGGGCAGTGGTACAGGTGATGATATTACCTGGTGGGCTACATTAACTACCTTAGAAGATGATATTCCTTTTAATTATCGTTGTTTTGCTGTAGACAATAACGAAACAAACCTTAATAAGATACCTAATTTAGAAAATATTACTAAAATACATAGAGATTTTACACAACCATATATTATACCAACAAATATAGATTTACTATGGAGTCATGATAGTTTACAGTACAGTATCAACCCTATAGATACCCTAAAAAATTGGAATGAACAAATGTCTGTAAATGGTATGTTGATTCTAAGTGTTCCACAATCTAATGGTGTAGAATATAATAGATACTTTAGTCGGACTTACAGCGGATGCTATCATAATTTTACACCCACTAGTTTAATCTATATGCTAGCTGTCAATGGATTTGACTGTCGAGATGCATATCTCTTAAAAGAATTTGGTGATCCGTGGATACATATGGCTGTTTATAAATCTGATATTGCACCAATGGATCCTGCAACTACTAGTTTAATGCAATTGGCTGATAATATGTTACTGCACCCAACCGTAATCAATAGTATCAATAAGAATGGATACATACGTCAAGAAGAAATAATTTATCCATGGTTAGATGGTGGAAAATATTTTATAGATTGGGTTCCGCAACGCACCGAGTTGCCACCAGATATGCCAGATCCTATTGTAACAGGAATAATTAATACTTCTGTGCAAGCAAAAAAATCTACAATAGTACAAGCAAGCAAAGTTGAAAAAGCAACAACTCTGTTAAAACCGGTAGGTATTACTCGTCCCCCAAAACAAATATATAAATCAAAATGATAAACAGAGTTGTTTTATGCACGGGCGGATATGATCCCTTGCACTCAGGACACATAGAATATTTCCGTGAAGCAAAAAAATTAGGTGACATCCTAGTAGTTGGGGTAAACAGTGATAGTTGGCTCCGCCGCAAGAAAGGTCGTGAATTTATGCCCGGCCATGAACGTATTAAGATCATTGAAAATCTACGTATGGTAGATCATTGTATTTTATTTGATGACGACAACGGCAGTGCTATAGAAGCTATACGCAATGTCAAGATGATGTATCCCAACAGCCAGATCATATTTGCCAATGG